ACCTCTCACATCAATCAAGGGCTTTGGTGATTCAGCGCTCGAACAGATCTTGGAGCACCGACCGTTTACTGATATCGAAAACTTGCTTTTTAGGGATGAGATAACATACTCCAAGTTAAACAAGAAAGCGCTTGATGCACTGTGCCGCGCTGGAGCGATGGACAATCTTGTAGATGACAGGTTTACCGGTCGTAAACATTTCTGGTCCGCTGCGGTCGTTGATAGACCGAAGAACAAGAAGAAGTTTGCCGAGAATATTGAGGCGTACGCCCCCGAAGGCGACTTTTCCGAAGAAGAGATTATCCACTTTAAGACCGAGTTAACCGGCGTGTTCCCCATGAATCTGGTCATCAGCGCTGATACGATTCAGAGATTAAAGGATAAGTATATCCCACCAATTTCAGAGTTTGATCCAGAGTTGTGTGTATGTTGGTTTATTCCACGTAAGATTGTGCCTAAGAAAACTAAGAATGGCAAAGCCTACTGGATTGTTGAGGTTATTGACTCCAATAATGAAACTGAGAAGATTAGATGCTGGGGAATTAAACCAGAAAAAGATCGGATTTTTACGAATCGACCTTACATGGCCAAGTTAAAATATGATGAACAGTGGGGTTTTTCAACTTATGCTGTTGGAAAGACATTTAAACTACTTGGCTAGGCTAATTATAGCACGGAGCTAAAGACGTGCGTGCATCTAAGTTACTCAAATGGAAAAGAACTTTAAATGAACTTAAGTTTAAACACAGCGAGCTTGAATTCATAGAAGATATTAATGATTCACATGCTCAAGAGTTTCAAGCGTATCTTGAAGATTTTTGTAGAGAAAAGCAAGTTGATCTTGACGACTTAAATAAAAATTTATTGGCAGCACAGGCAGTAAAAATACAAGAGCATCAACCTGAAAAAGAAAGACTCAGCCTTCCCGACACCGAAATCGACGACGATGGGGCGCTTGTGGTACACCACGCGGCACCCGAATCAACAGAGAGTGATGAGGAATTGATTAAGGACGGTAGAGAATTGGCAGATGCTTTTGCAAAGCTCTTCAAACAAATCGCCCTGTTCCTTCACCCGGACCGGTTACAAAACTTATCCGATGAAGAGAAACAAGAAAGATTGGAATTATTTAAAGAAGCACAAGCTGCACTGAAGGAAGAGAGATACTACTTTCTTTTAGAACTTTCAGAAAGATTTGGTATTAGAACGCCTAAGAATTACAAACAACAAACCAGATGGATGAAAACCAAAATTAATGATCTTGATTCGCAGATTGAAAAAGAGAAAATAACCTATAACTATAAGTTTGCTGAATGCGAAACTGAAGAAGACAAAGAGCGCCTAATGAGAAATTTTATATATCAAGTTTTTAAGGTTCATGTTGAATAAATACTTGACACCCGCTCCATTCGTTGTTATAATATTAGAGTAAATCAGGAGGGCCACATGGCAACATCAAACAATCAAAAAAAGCAGTACGTTAAAGAGTATATTCGTTCACTCAAAGCCATCGAAGACTGCATCGAACCTTATCAAGAACAGAAACGCGAACTGCGTTCCGAGTTCCGTAATAATGGTTGGCTAAACACAGACGAAATCCGCGCCGCGGTTAAGGCATATCGCCTATTTAAACATAAGGTAAATATTGATGAAGTTGTGGAGAACTTCGACATTATCTCAGAGGGCTCTAATGAATAAGCAGACACAACAGTTAATGTTTAGCTCTAAAACAGATCAGTGGTCTACGCCACAAGAGTTTTTTGATAAACTTAATTGGAGGTTTGGTCCATTCGACCTTGATCCGTGTGCTAATTCGCATAATACAAAGTGCGCCAATTTTTTTACTGAAGCCGAAGACGGTCTCAGTAAAGATTGGGAAGGTTTCACAACTTTCGTAAACCCACCATACGGCCGCGGCATAGATAAGTGGATCAAAAAAGCATTCGATGAATCACGCAAGGAAGATACTCGCGTAGTCATGCTGATCCCGGCACGAACCGATACAAAGTACTGGCACCAGTATGTTATGCGCGCCGATGAAGTGTATTTCTTAAAAGGGCGGTTAAAGTTTGGAGAGTGCGACAACTCAGCACCATTTCCGTCAGCGATTGTTGTCTTTGATGCATGCAACCAGAGGCAGATTTTTGGAGCTATGAATAGATGAACAGAAAACAACGGCGCGCCGTAAGCAAACACGCAGGAAACCCAGCGTCCGAAAAGCTCGCGCAAAAAATTTCCCAGTTTGGCAAGCTACCGCAACAATGCACAGCTTGTCAAAAAGAGTTTGACAAACAAGACAAAGATATGATACAATCATGGTCAGTAGTCGTTAAGCAAGAAGTCGTTAGACTTTTTTGCCCCGACTGTATACAAAAAACAAAGGAGGCTTTACAACATGTCAGTACAGAGGATAGATCGCAAGAGTGTGAAGAAAATTCTTGATGGTTACATCAATGATGAACACTCGCTTGTAATCAAATTTTATTCGTCAGGGTGTGGCTATTGTCACAACTTGGCACCATTTTTCAAACAACTATCGTACACTTATGAGGATGTTATGTTTTATGCATTCAACATGGAAGACGGCGAAGGTTTTGAAGACAAATATAACTTTGAAGGTGTACCAACCATCTGTTGCGTTAAAACAAAGGGTCGCAACACCGCGGTTAACTTTATGCCAGAGCCAGATGATCCGTCAGGTGGTGAAGATGGTACATGGTACCACCCCAAAGATCTTATAAAATTCATCGAACAACACAAATAGGAGATACGATGGCATCATTAAAAAACCTTGAAGCAGCCCTGCTCATTTTGCAGGCCCAAGCGCTGAAGCATTACGGCGCTATTGAAATATTGATTAACAATCCGGTAGGTCTTTCTGATCATACAGATTATGTCGACGAAATCATAAAGCACGCCAAAGCTCTTTCCGAATGTGAAGAGGCATACGGCTCTCTCCAAAAACATTTTGTGCCGAAATCGGCACCGACGACACATACTGAGCCCCGACCTCCACAGGAGGGCGCAGCCATAATCACTGCTGATAACTCACCCACAATGAAGAGGGCTGAAAAACAAAAAGCAGCAAGAAAGAAGAAGAGTAAGAAGAATGATTGACACCGAAGCTTTGACGTATGACGATGTTCTGTTGCAGCCTCAATATTCGAATATACGCTCAAGAAAAGAAATAAACATAGGTGTAAACCTTAAAAATGATGTTGGGATGTCTTTACCCATAGTTTCATCTCCGATGGACACCATCACCGGAGGCTCAATGGCTGCGACCATGGCTATGGCCGGCGGTCTTGGCATTATTCACCGCTATAACACAATTGAAAATCAATTGCTGGAGGTTGTGCATGCTTATGAAAAATACCCACACGACAATATCACCATTGGTGCAGCAGTCGGCGTTACCGGCGACTATTTTGAGAGAACCAAAGCGCTTGTTAGCGCCGGCGTTGATGTACTTTGTATCGACGTAGCCCACGGTCACCATCTTCTCATGAAAGAAGCCCTAACGGATATTAGAGAGCTAGCCCCTGCGGTACACATTATGGCTGGTAACGTAGCAACTTTGCAAGGCGTTAATGATCTGGCAGACTGGGGAGCAGATTCGGTACGCTGCAACATTGGCGGTGGCTCTATCTGTTCAACCCGAATCCAAACTGGTCACGGTATACCGGGACTTCAAACGATCTTCGAGTGTGCTAAGACAGACCGAGATGTAGCCATCATCGCTGATGGAGGTATTAGAAACTCTGGCGATATTGTTAAGGCCCTAGCAGCCGGCGCTGACGCGGTCATGTGCGGCTCCCTTCTGGCGGGAACAACAGAAACCCCCGGTAATTTATTTGAAGATCGCGATGGCTTTAAGTATAAGACATATCGAGGTATGGCGTCCAAAGAAGCTCAGATAAAATGGCGAGGCAAGTATTCTTCCTTTGAGGGTGTTGCCAGTCAAGTTCCGTACCGCGGACCTGTACAGCCGCTCCTTGAAGATCTGGAGAGAGGGCTTCGCTCCGGCTTCTCATATTCTGGCGCCAGAAATATGTCAGAATTGCGCTCCAAGGCAGTGTTTGTCAGACAAACAAGCGCTGGCTTTGGCGAAAGCAAGACTCACATCAACACTAGGAAATGGTAATGTCTAAGAAGTTTGACGAATATGGCAAGGACATAAAGCGCATAGTCTTCAATGTGTCAGATCACGATCACGCTAAACTTATTGTACGGCTACGGCACAGCTCATTAACACAGTCAGAATTCTTTAGAGCGGTTATTAATGGTGTTAATGACAACGATGAAAACATTTTAAATTTTATCAGCACATGTGTTACCCAAAAGCAGACATTAAACAAATCTAGATTGAAAAAATCCAACACGCTAATCTCCAAAGGTAAAAAAATGTCCAGTGATTTTGGTTTTAATGAGGATGAGATCGATGATATATTTGATTTAATAGCAGAAGAGCATCCTGATTTATGATGAAAGATGGATTAAAAATGTGCTCTCGCGTGTGTATGTTAAATAAGACCCCATGCACAAATGAAGATTGTCGTCATTTCATCGACTTTCCCAAAGAATATAATTGTGTATTGGTAACAGTTTTTGAGCACGGCACTCTAACACTGAGAGAGGTTGCTGAGCGCTTAGGTGTTTCATTCGCTAGAATTAAACAGATTGAAAGCAAGGCATTAGCTAAGCTAAAAAAGAGTGACCTTGCTCTTTAATGAACATTTTAGGTCATTTATCAAAATTATTTACTATTTAAGATTGAGTTTATTTTTAAGGAGAATTTACAATGGCTCGCAAACCACTATTAACCGAGGCTGAAATTCGCAGCTTCATGAAGCTCGCTAATTTGGCCCCGATTGGTGATGTCAAGCTAAACGAACTGGGCTACGGTACCGTTGCCGAAGAAGAAGAAGAACTTCCACCTGAAGAGGACGAACTTGAAATGGACGCTGAATTGGGTGCCGTTGAAGAAGAACCTCCTCCAATGGATGCACCTGTCGATGACATGGATGCTGAATTAGACGCCGATCTTGGCGGCGAAATGGATGCTGACTTAGATGCTGACTTGGGCGCTGACGTCGGAGGCGGCAGTACAGAAGAACAGTTTATGGATCTGGTTCAGCAGCTAGCCGACTTGGTAGGTGTCGATGTAGCTATGGATGATGGCGCTGAAGGCGCAGTTGATGATGAATTAGAAATGGGTGACGATGTGGATTCCCTAGAAGGGGGTGATGACTTAGGTGATGAAGCCGCACTCGATGTAGAAGAGCCTGTTGGTGATGAATTGCCACCAGACCCTGAAGAAGAGGAAGAGATTCCTCCCGGCTCCGGCGGTATCTATGAGAGCAAAGAGGCAATCGTTAACGAAGTCGCCAAGCGCGTAGCTGCCAGACTCCAAGCTGAAGACAACAAGCAAAAGCTTGCCGAAGAACTTACTGAAAAAATCTTCAACCGTTTAACAAAAAATGGTTGACAGTTGGGACTTTCGTTGTTATAATTTAATAGCCATCAATACGTTGATGGTTATTTTTTGAGTGAAAAATGGATCTTGAACAAATTGCTTTAAATTTATTGGTATTCGTCTTCGGATATTTTACATGCCGAACATTTTATTTCTTTAAGTCAGCCAGACGTTCAATAGCATTATTAAAATTTTCACAAATTGTGGCGTTATCTATATTTCTCAAGTGCATTGAAGAATATTCTGGCGCCATCACACACAAGTTGTTGGCATTAAACAAGTGTGGTATTTTAGAATCCGATCCTGTCTATAAAAAAATATCACTTGAGTCCAACTTGCAGATTGAAGACTTTAAGAGAAGAAGTATCGCATCTCTCGTTGCTTTGCATGCTGGCTTCTTTGAACCTACCGTCGATTTTGACGACTGGGATTCAGCCATGACCTTTCTCAATAGCAACAGAAAGGTTATGGAAACATTTTTTAGGAGTAGAGAGTAATATGTTCAGAAACGTAAAAAAGAAAATTAACGCTGGTATCATTGACAAAATCAAAGATGTTGCCGGCTCTAAGAAAAAAGATGATAAAATTGTTTTAATTGATGCAGATGCTTTAGGTGGAGGGCCCGAACCTGACATGCGTTCGATCGGGCTCTTCTCAGATGTGTCAGATGAGAAGGTAGCTGAAATCGTACAAGCAATTTTGTATTTAAATGAGTTAAATAAAGGTGAGAAAGACGAGGAAAAGAAAAAGCCAATTGACTTTTATATTTGCACCTACGGCGGCTCCGCGGATGATATGTTCGCACTATACGATATCATCAATATCATCAAACAAGATACAGAGATCCACACCATCGGCGTAGGAAAGGTTATGTCAGCAGGCGTACTGCTTTTAGCCTCTGGCACACAGGGCAAACGTAAGATCGGAAAACACTGCCGCGTTATGATCCATAACGTAATCGGAGGCAACCACGGTTCCCTCCCAAATCTGGCAAACGAACTCGAAGCTATCCAGACATTACAAGACGATTATGTCAATGCTTTAGTCGACAATACAAAACTTACAAAAAAGAAGCTAACTAAAATGCTAAACGAAAAGGTTAACGTCTATTTATCAGCAGAAGAAGCAGTAGAATTAGGTATTGCTGATATAATTATCTGAGGTTTTGAACGTGGACATTAAAGAAATACTAAAAGAAGAATACTCCAAAAAAGATGGACGCAAGCAGGCCATGAACTTAATGGAGATGATTGAAGAAGTTATGTCAGTTGTTTCCTTGCTTAGTGAGGAAGAACTACCCAATGTGACGCCCACGGATGACGTCGAAGCAATCGAAATGATCCTTAAGATGATTCCGAACATTGAGGTATCAGAGATTGGATGGTCAGATGTGCGTACACCGGAAGCCGGCGAAGAGATCAAAGGACCACAACGTAAATTGCTAGAAGATTATCTGAGCAACATCGGTGGCGATGATTTTAAGGCTCGAATCGAGAATGTTTCAAGATTCTACGATGATGGTACAGGCATGGTGCAAGAGCGTGCTGGCAATGATCGCACACAACGTATCGTGCAGGCTATATCTTACCTTGTGTTCTATAAAACTTTGACAAAAGTTATCACAAACTTTAACGCATCCTCCGCTGGCTTTAGCTTTGAATCATTTTTGGCAGCGCTTGTCAATGGGTACCAGATCCCTGCTAACACAGGCACGATCGCAGACTACATTGACCGTGCAAGCGGTGAGCAAATTCCTGTTAGTCTGAAGTTATACAAAGAAGGTAACCTTGAAGTTGGTGGTAGTTATACCGATTTAGTTAATGACCTTACGATGACTGGAGAACAGACAAAAAATTGGGCATCATCTTTTCCAAATGCTATGAGGTATGTTGTATGTACGAAGCTATTAACAGGCGATGACCTCGAACAAGAAGGCCAAATAAAATTCTACCAGTTTGATTTTACTCTCGATAATGTTGTGGACATACTTGCTAACTCAAAAGACTCGTCAAAGAAATGTATCATGATACCCCGCAGGGTTATGAACGCACTAAAAGGTGGTCAATTGTCTAACGTTGATCTTGATCTGCCCGACGCCGGCACGCTCCCATCCCCTCAAGAATTAGAAAAAGTATTCATTGATGCGCTCCGAAAGATTGTTAAAGATAACGGAATTCCAATTGATGAGGTAGGTTTTAAGGACTTAACAAAGAAGCTGGAATGGTCTGAAAATGATGATCTGTTTCAACCGGCCGACGCAAAACGTTTTGGC